CTGCTCTACCAACTGAGCTAGCGATGCGTAAAGTTATGAAGTTGTTACGTGTCTCGCCGTGGGTTCGAACCACGGACCCCCGGGACTTCACTCCGGCGCTCTGCCAACTGAGCTAACGAGACCTGCGAGCCTTCGCGAGGATTCGAACCCCGGACCGGCCGATTACGAAACGGCTGCTCTGTCCCCTGAGCTACGAAGGCGGAACCGGTGTCGAGACTCGAACTCGATCGAACTGCTTGGAAGGCAGTTGTGCAACCCACACACCCCACCGGCATATATTTTCTTGTCTTGCGTGCCCCGAGAAGGAATCGAACCTTCGACACCTAGATCCGTAATCTAGTGCTCTATCCGCTGAGCTACCAGGGCTTAGTACTCGTGCCCGGATTCGAACCGGGACTTGCCGGGACTTGAATCCGGTGTCTCTGCCGTTGGACTACACGAGCTTGCGTACCCCGGGTCGGATTCGAACCGACAACCCCCGAAGGGACGAGAACCTAAATCTCGCGCGTCAACCTGCTGCGCCACCGGGGCAAGTATGAAATTGGGGAGTGTGACGGGACTCGAACCCGCAACATCCCGGACCACAACCGGGCGCACTGCCTTCGTGCTTCACACTCAGTCGAGACGGAAGGAATCGAACCTTCGCTCTCTTGATCCCAAATCAAGCGCCTTACCATTGGGCTACGTCTCGTCGGGCTCGGCCGGGTGGTGGACGGTCGAGACCTTGCGCCATGTACGGGGATCGAACCCGTTACCCTTCGCTCGACAGGCGAACGCTCTCCCAATGAGCTAACACGGCATGTAGTTGTCTTGCGTACTCCGACCGGGACTCGAACCCGGTACCCGAGAGTGAAAATCTCGGATCTTAACCCATAGACGACCGGAGCTTGTCTAAGCTGCCCGTCAAGGAATCGAACCTCACACCTCCCGATCCAGAATCGGGCGTTCTGCCAACTGAACTAACGAGCATCGGTATGAAGTTGTCAAGCTGCCCGAGCAGGATTCGAACCTGCGACCAGACGATTAACAGTCGTCCGCTCTGCCACTGAGCTACCGAGCACCGGTTGAGCTGCCCCGCTTGGATTCGAACCAAGAATCTCTAAGTCCAAAGCTTAGCGTGTTGCCGGGTTACACCACAAGGCAATTATTGCAGAGCTAGGGATGAGGCTCCCCTAGCTCCCGACCGATGATCGGGGCGACCTTCTTCGAATGCCTCATGTCGCCTTGTACCGCGTACGGGGATCGAACCCGTACCTCCCGATTGAGAATCGGGTGAGCAGACCACTACTCTAACGCGGCCCGTCGAGCCTACCCGCCCGACGTCTCCAGGTCGATATCCGGCACGATCGTCTCGGGCCGGAAGATGATCCGGTGATGGAAGGGGTCGACGCCTGCCGGATCGAGCTGTTCCGAGAAGTACGAGACGTTGTCGCTCAGGCCGAGAAAGTGCTTCTCGTACTCGTCGTCGCCGATCTTGCACGTGACTTCGAGCTGATTCCCCTCGTCTTCGATCGAGCAGTACCCTTCGATGCTCAGCAGGTACGTGTCAGTGATGCCGTTGAAGAACACGACGCGTCGCAGGATCTCGAAGTTCTCGGCCGCCTTCGACAGGTTGTCTGACGTTGTGTCGGCCTCCGACGTGCAGCCGGTGAGCGCGAACGCTCCGGCCGCAGCAACGGCGACGAGAGCCGTAGTCGCTTTTCGCATAGCTTGAATCCTCCTGTGTCATATGTCGGTCTTGCGTGCCCGCCCGTGGACTCGAACCACGCGCCTTCCGGTCCGGAACCGGATGCTCTATCCGCTGAGCTAGGCGGGCATGTCGGGGTTTCAGGTCGAAACCAGCGCACCGACAATAGTAGGTGTATGGACTGAAACCCCTTGTTGACGCCGTGAGACTCGAACTCACCATGCCCGAAGGCCACGGCTTTACAGGCCGCGCGCGACACCCGTCGCTGACGCCATTGCGCGGAAGATAAAGGATTCGAACCCTCACGTGTTACCGTGGCCCGGTATTCGACACCGGTTGCGGACCATTCCGCGCTATCTTCCAAGATCGGCAGCACTTGCGGTCTTCGACGCCGTCACGGCCTGAATCCTACGTACTACCGATTCCCCTTCTCCCGTGCCCGCATCCGTGGGAACGAAAGCGGAAAGCCGTGGAATCGAACCACTGCCGCGAACGACCATCCGGCTAGCAACCGGAGCGCGCACCATGCGCTGACCTTCCATCGAACGGTCCGGATGCGGAAAGGTGCACCCCCGAGCACTTGCCTCGTGCCGGACCGTTCTCGTTGCGGGAACGGGAGTCGAACCCGTGAACGTCGGCTTATGAGGCCGATGCGCGACCGTCGCGCCGTCCCGCTATGCGGCGCTTGCGCGCCTCGCTCGTCACCCGGGACTCGAACCCGGATCGGGACCCTGCTCGGGTCCCTGCTCTGCCATTGAGCTAGTGACGATACCCCGGAACCACCCGGAGCCTTTTCCCGCCGAGATAGCTAGTCTCGCGAGTCGAGCCCGTTACGCTGGTTAGGCGCTTGATCGCTTAGTGTACGGACTAACACACTGCGCACCCCCGGATGGAATCGAACCACCTGCACACCGCTTTGGAGACGGCTGCTCTGCCAATGAGCTACGAAGGCGTAGCCGGGCGGACCCGGCACTTTCATGCTACTTCACTTAGACGTTCGTGTCTTCGCCGTTGTCCCGTCGTCTGTCGTCGTCGGGCTCGTGCGCCTTGAACTATTAAACAATAACATGGGTTCCCCGGGCGCGCAACCCGGGGGTACCCCTTGCCGTTTCCGCAGGTCACTCACCCTGAAGCGCGAACCACCGGTATCCGTGACCCTTGACGTACCGCGTCTCGGCGCGACCCTCTTTCGAGAGCTGCCGCAGGCTCGAATACACCTGCTGTTCCTTCTCGGCGAGCGAGATCGCGAGCGCTTCCTTCGAGATACCCTCGTCGGCGTCGGCCGCCTTGAGAAGGTCGTACACCTTCCCGTCACGCACGATGGTCTCTAGGGGACGCGGACGGCCGCGACCACGCTTAGGCTCGCTCTCAGCGGGCGCAGCAGCCGGTTCCGGCTCGGGCTCGACGGACGCAGAGTCGTCGATGGGCGTGATCGCGTGGTTCAACACGGCGTCGACCTTCGCCCGCGTCTCGGCGCTGATCACGGGCGCGAGTTCAACCGGCAACGGTGGGACTGGCGTCGGGTCGACTTCTTGCCCGAGCTGCAACAGCTCGTCGGCGGCGCGCGTCTGCTCTTCGGTCGGCGGGAAGTCGAGCGTCGCAACGTCCGGCGCGTCGACCACGTCGGCGCTCTCGGCGTTCCGCGTGTCGTACGGAACGGCCGTGGGCTCGGCCGGTGGCGTGTCGGCCTGCTGCGCTTCGCGCACCTCGCGCCGCCGCTTGGCGAACGCGTTTTGTCGGTTTCGTGCAGTGAACACTATTTGTCCTTTCTTCGTGATCTTGTGATCTTACCATTTATGAAAAAGAGGGTGTCCGCATCGCGGACACCCTCTTGAGCCGGGTCTAGAAACCGGCGTCGTCGTCGGTCGCGACGGCGTCGCCGGAGCCGTAGCCGAGCGCTTCGGCGTCGCTCACGGCCGGGAAGGCAGTCACCGGAACCGCGCCGCCTGCCGGAGGCTTCATGTTCCACTGAAGTTCCGCCTGCGTCCGGCCCTGGTATTCCTTGTGCTTCACGGTGCCGCTGACGTGCTTGCCGGGCATGATCTTCGCGATCTGATCGAGCGTCGGCTTCGCCTGCATGAGCGTGTCGGCCGAGATGCCGACCGCTGCGAGGTGATCCAGGAACAACCCGGCCGCCTTCGGCGAACGCACGACGTTCACGGTCTTGATCGACTTCCCGGCCTCCGGCCCGTTGGCGATCTTCAGCTTCACCTTGATCCCGGGGTTCCCCGACGAGAACACGGTGCTCTCAGCGTCTTCGATGCGGAACTCGAACGTGCCTTCGGGAGCGACGTTGAAACGGTCCGCAGCAGCGGTGATCATGTCTTCCCACGACTCATCAGCCATGTCATGTGTCCTTTCGTTTACCCGGCCTGCGCCGGGAAGATCATACGCATCATGTGCGTAAGGTTCGGGTTGTCGATGATCCCCTTCGGGAATCGGTCTTCGAAGTTCGACCCGGTAGCGTACGCCGGGTGCGACTTGACGAGCGCTCGGAACACCGAAGGCGCGTCGTCGGCGATGATGCCTTGATCGTTCTTCATGAAAGCTTTCTTCATGCAGATCACGGAGTCGAACGAGTACGGCATTCGGTTCTGAATCCCTCCTTGCATCGCGGGGCGGTACCGGCCGTCTTTCTGGTGGCCGTGCGCCGTCGCCGCGAACACGCGAAGCGGGTTCATCGGGTCCGAGACTCGCGCCATGATGCGCGAGAGATCGGAGAGGACGCGACGCCGGATCGCGCCCCAGTCCTGAATGCGGAAATCCTCGTCAACCGAGCGAATCGCTTCGATCCCCTGCTCTTGACCGACCGTCAGTGAGTCGAGCCCGATCGAGACGAACGGGTGATCATTGCGGTCGATCCACGGCATCGCCTGCGCCATGACTGCGGCGCTCGTGATCTTGACGATCGCGAAGTCGTACGTTCCGTCGTCCTTCGGGGGCGCTTCGGCCGGGTTCCACAACTTGAGCCGGAACGGCTCGCCGTCGCGGTTCGGGTTCGGTCGCCCCTGAAAGAACTGCCACTTGCCTTCGGTGTCGAAGATGACGCCAGGCGTCGGCATGGTGGCGAGCAGTGTGCTCTTGCCGTTCTTCGTCTCGCCGTAGGCGAGAAAGGTCGCGGTCTCGAACTCACTGAACACTTCGGGCATTCATCCTCTCCTCTCTGTCGCTCTTTCTATTATATAAGTCTATCATAGGCGCAGCGTACCGCGCGTGCGGGTCCCGTTCTTCGAAGAGATCGCGAACCGCGTCTTCGACGCGCGAGCCGTCGTCGAACATCCCGCAGATGTCGAAGAAGTCGCAATCCCATGAGCAATCCCGGGTGACGGTTGGCTGCGCGAACATCTTCACGCCCATCTCGCCGAGCTGCGCAATGCGCTCTTCGAACTCGATCACGTTCGTGATGAGGCCGATCAGCCGGAGCCGGTACGACTCGACTTCGTCGGCGTTGTGCGTGATGGTCTCGCGCATGTAGAACGGCGGCTTCGCTGCCTTCCCGCGCTTGACCTTCCGCAGCATGTTGTACAGCGCGCCGTCGACCTGCTGCTCTGGATACACGATCGAGAGCAAGAGGTGATAGTGCAGCATTTGCGGGTCGCTTTGCAGCGTCGGCAACACCTGCGCGAAGTTCTGCACGGTCTTGTGGTCGACGAACTGCGTGAATCCGGTGACCTGATCGCGCACGCGCGCGTCGAGCTTGCCGACGATCTCGACGAGCTGCCCGAAGTCGGCCCCGAGCTGATCGCTCGTGATCCTGATCTGCTCTTCGGCCCCGACCACCGACAGATACGCGTCGGCTCCGGTGTCCGTGAGCCATTCGAAGTAGCCTTCGATCATGGCCCGTTCGAGATCGGTGTCTTTCAGGAACTTGTCGATCACGGCGGCGTCGGGCTCAACGCCGAGCGTCTGACACTGCGAGTGGTACTCGCGCGCCGCGTCCGAGATGGCGTCTTCGAGCGCCTGCCGGGGGTCGACCGCTCCGTTCGGCGTGTAGAACGCTTCGAGAGCGGTGTGCACCCGCGTGCCGGACTGCAACGGGCCGACCGGCCCGTGTAGTCGCGGCGCGAGGCGGCGCACGTGCCGAAGCCAGTAGCGGCGTCGGCATCGCTGGAAGTCCTTCAAATCGGACTGCGAGATGCGCCGGATGTCGTTCATGGTCCTCCGTCGATGTCGTCGTTCATGGCGTCTTCGTACTTCGTCAGCTCTTCGTCGATGTCGTAGTCGAGCAGGTCGACCGACTCGATCCGAGCGGCTTCGGCGTCAAGGTGCGCCGTCGACTTCCCGGCCGCCGTGAGCTGTTCCCGGTCGCGCACGATCTCTTCGAGCCGTTGCATCTTGGCGTACAGCTTTTCGACCTGCGTCTCTTCGATCGTGTCGGCCGTGATGATGTCGATGATCGTGATCGCCTCGTGCACCTCCGACCCGATGCGGTGCACCCGGTCTTCGCCTTGCATGTTGTCGATGAGCGACCACGACCGTTGCAGGCGCACGAGCGTGTCGGCGGCCGTCATGTTCAGGCCGACGCCACCGGCCTTGTACGTGAACAAGATGTACTTGAGCTTGCCGGACTGGAAAGCTTCGACCGTCTCGTCACGCTTCGCGCCGGACACGCCGCCCGTGATCACGCCGTACTCGATCCCGGCCGCCGCGAGGCGCTTCGCCGCGAGATCAATAAGCTGCTTGTGCTCGGCTGCGATGGCGAGCGGCTTGCCGGGGTTGTCGTCGATGATCGACATGAGTTCGTCGATCTTCGAAGACGGGTCCGTGAGCGTCACCTTCCACGATCCGGGGTCGGCCGGATTCTCACCCTTGTCGACGTCGCACATCGCGGAAGCGAGTTGCAGCAGGCGCGTCGCGGCCGGGAGGTTCCCGTTCATGACGAGCTTGTCGCCCGATTCGGTCGTGAGCACATATTCGGCCGCGACCTCGTCGTACGCCTTCTTTTGCTTCGCGCTCATCTCGACGTGGCGGACGACGCGCGTCTTCGCCGGAAGCTGATCGAGCACGAGCGCTTTCAGCATCCGGCGCATACGGACGTCGAGCAGGGACAGGAACTCGTCGCGCGTCGCCGGGTTGAGCCCGACGATGGACATCCCGCCGAAGGCGTTGAATTCCCTGAGCGCGTACCGGTCGATGAACGCCGACTTGCGCGGGAACCCGGCCGGGTCGATCGTGTGCAGGATCGACCAGATGTCGCCCGGGTGGTTCGCGACGGGGGTTCCCGTCAGCGCCCACCGGTATTGCACGTTCTCGCCGTGGAACACACGCCAGATGGCGCGAGACTGGAGTGCGCGCGGGTCCTTCACGCGGTGCGCCTCGTCGAGCACGCAGACGCGGAAGGGGATCGCGTTCAGTTCCTTGTCGTGCGTCTCGCACTTCGCCGGGGTCAACGCCTCGTCGCCCGAGACCGGGTCGCACTCGCGGCACTTCTTCAGGCGAACGGAGCCGTACGGCGCGAGCCGCGAGTGCAGCCGAACGCTTTCGATGTTCACGATCATGATGAGGTTCGGGACGTCGAGCGCTTCGGCGATCTGCTTGCGGCGCTTGGCGGCCGAACCGTCGATCACGACGGCGTTCGCTTCCGGGAGCCACTTCGCAACTTCGCGAGCCCAATTCCGCTTAGTGGAGTTCGGGCAGACGACGAGCGCGGGGTACGCGTCCTCGGACTTCGAGACGGCGCGCAGCGCCGCGAGCGTCTGAAGCGTCTTGCCCGAGCCCATCTCGTCGCCGAGCAGCGCGTACTTCGCCGTGACCATGAAGTCGCGGCCGGGAATCTGAAACGGGTACAGCTTCTCGGCGTGATCGTTGTCGGCGTCGTAGGCGTACGTGTTCACCGGCTCGCGCGCGTCGCGCAGTTGCAGCACGGCGTCGCGGCGTGCCTTCTCGATACGCGACCACCCACCGAGCAACTGCCCGACCTTGAGCCGAGCGCCGAAGAGTGCTCGCGCCTGAATGCACGCCGCCCACGACTTCGGGAGTGTCCAGCGCTTCAGGTCGGCATCCCATTCCTTGCCCGGAATCTGAGACACAAGCGGCTTGTCCTGCCACAGCGTGTCGTGCAGGACGATCCGGCTGCCGGTCTCGTCGAGTTCTGCGATGATCGGATTCATCTCTATCCCTTCGTCTCGTCGTCGAATTTCATCATAGCACCGTTCGACACGGCGAGCCATTCCGGGTAGTCGACATCTTTGAGCAGCGCGTACGCCTGCCGAGCGGCGTCGGTGGCGTGTCCGAGCTTCGATGAGTACCACCCGGCGCGGCGCAGCGCGGCGTCGTTCGCGAACTTCAGATTCGCCTTCATGTACTGCGTGATCTCGTTCCGGGTGTGGAGCTTCGCGAAGGCGCGCACCATGCCCGTCACTTCGAGCGCGTCGGCCTGCTGCGACAGCTTCGCTGTCCGGCCCGAGATGATGAACCGTTCGACGGCGATGTGCACGCCGCCGAACCCGACGTAGTCGGTCGCCTTCACGATGAGATCGGTCATGCGCTTCGGCATGAGTTCGGCGTCGACCTCGTCGCGAAGGTACTGCCGGTCAAGGAACCCGAAGCGCGGTTCGTTCGAGTAGGCGAAGAGTCCCGTCGTCTTGCCGGGATCGACGCCGATGATCACGTAATGCCCGTCAAACATCCTTCTTTTCCGCCCATCGTTTTCCGGTCGCCCCGCCCGACGTGAGCGGAAGCGACAGCAGCTTGTCGTCGTTCATGATCGTGTTCATCGTGGCGATGGCTTCGGGCACGTCCTCGTCGGGGATGTCCGAGATCGCTTCGTCGTGCACGGCGAGCACGAGGTAATCGCCGAGCCCGGCCGCGTCGAGTTCGAGCAGCTTCGTCTTCATGATCTCGGCCGCGAGTCCCTGAATCTGGTAGTTCACCAGGGGGTACAGCTTGTTCGGATCGTCGGCGATGAAGCGTCGGCCGGTCATGGGCGACGTGACGTACGCGAGCCCTTCGGCCCGGTGGCGTCCTGCTGCGATGCGCTGTACTTCCCGCTGGTGCTTGGGCACCCCGGCGTATACGCGCTTGTAGTCGGCCGCGAGCTTTTCGATCTCGGCGAGCGCGATGTGCGTCGTCCTCGCGAGCCGTTCGTTCCCGCTGCCGTAGTTCGACGCGTAGACGTACGACTTCGTGAGCGACCGGCGCGGGTCCTTCTTCACAATGCTCGGGTCGCTGTAAATCGTCTGCGTCATGTACGTGAAGAAGTCGCCCGGCTGCGCGAAGGCGTCGAAAAGCCCGGGGTCCTGCGTCATGTGCGCCATGATCCGCAGTTCGATCTGATCGAAGTCGAACATCACGAACGTCGAGCCCGGCGACGACACGACGCAGTTCCGCACCACGATCGACAGCGGATCATCCTCGTCGACACGCGGAAGCTGCTGCAAGTTCGGCTTCGACATCGACATGCGCCCCGTGATGACACCGAAGGCTCCGGCCGTCTGCTCTTTGAAGCCGAGCGTGTTGATCGACGGGTGCAACCGGCCGTCGCGTTCGGAGTACTCAAGGAACCGGCGCAGGTACGTCGAGCTGAGCTTTTCGACCCGCTTGTATTCCTGCAAGAGCTGCACGAGCGGGTGCCGGATGCCTTCGAGCGCGAACTTATCGAGCGACCACGCGCCTTCCGGCGTCTTCTTCCACAAGTTCACCTCGTCGCGCACGAGTACGTGCACGATCTGCTCGGCCGAGCCGAGCGAGACGCCGAACTCGTCGAGCCCGCGCTTCGCGAGCGAGGCGTACAGCTCGTCGAACTCGCCTCGCTTCTCAGCGGTGTACGCACGGTCGATCACGACACCCTTGCGTTCCATGCGATCGGCGATCCACCCCACCGACAGCTCAATGTCGTACGCGCGGGGCGCGATCTTCGCGACCGTAGGCCAATGGAATTCCCATAGCCGGACTGTGAGCACCGGATCGAGCGCGGCGTACACCCAGTACACCCGGCAAGGGCCGGTGGCTGCGATCGGGATCGTCGCCCACGTGTACCCGCCCGAGCGCATGACTTCGTCGAGCTGCGCTTGCATCGACGCCGCAAGCGGGTCGATGTGCATCGCGCACTGCTGCTTCAGGCCGACTGAAACGGTCGGGTTCACGATGTGCGCGAGCATCATCGTGTCGTCGACCAGGTGCACCGGAATGTGAATGCCGTGCTTGCGCAGCATGGCGACGTCGTACCGCGCGTTGTGCGCGACGAAGCGGCCGTGCCGCTGCCACCGGTTCACGATCTCTTCGACCAGGCCGTACCAACGGTCGATCGGGATCGCCCATCCGGTGAACGCGTCGCCGAACTGCACGAGGCGCACGGAGTCGATTTCGGGAGACAAGCCGGTCGACTCCGTGTCGAAGCCGATGCGGTCGCAGGTGAGGCCGGATAGCCACTCAAGGCACTTCGCGACGTCGTCGTATGTCTCGACGAGGTGCAAGTTCACGCCTTGCATACTCATGAATTCGTCCTTTCATCCTGGTCAGAGCACGAAGCCCGGCCGGAGCCGGGCTCGTACGTATATCTTACTCGGGTCGGTCGGCTAGCACGAGGTCGACGCCGTGATAGTCGTCGTCGATGTCTGCGGCCGACGCCGG